GCTTTAAAAGGATAACTAAATGTTTGAAAAACAAATAGATTTTTTTTATGGCGATAATAATTCAGAAGTATTATCTTTATTTCATCCTGGTACTTTAGAAAAACGCGCCAGTATGTCTCAGGAGTTAGTAGAATTTATTGAAAGTTTAAAAGCATTAAATGGCAAAACGTATGCGTTAGTTAATGCTTTATCGGCAGGGGAATATTTTGGTCCAAATAGAAATGGAGATTACTTTCCTGAAGACAGCTTAAAACAATATCATAAGACATTTGAAGCTTTAGGGCATGTTTATAAGCATCATGTTAATAAAGATCCTAATATCGCTTTAGGTAAAGTTTTATATTCGCACTATAATAATATGATGCATAGAGTTGAGTTAGTTTTAGAACTAGATGATAAACGTGCTAGCGATGTAATTAATAAATTAAACTCTGGATATTTACCTTCTGTGTCTATGGGGTGTAAGGTTCCTTGGGATGAATGTTCGATTTGTCATAATCGGGCAAAAAATCGTAACGAGTATTGTGAACATTTATTAAAACAAATGAACAAAGTATTACCTGATGGTAGAAAAGTTTATGCTAAAAACCTTCGCCCTAAATTTTTTGATATTAGTATTGTTTTAATTCCAGCAGAAAAAACTGCCGGGTTTTTAAAAGTTATAAATGGTTCTTTGCCAGAATCAACAAATTACCATAAAAAACTTGCTTTTTATAATTCAAATTCTTATATTAAATTAGCTGAGCTAGACAATGTAGCAGAAATTAAAAAAGAAGTTACATCTAATGATGCTGATATAGCCGTTAGTAAAAATCCTAAACAGCTAGTTAATTTAGTTCGGCATGCACAAAATAAAATTGATAATGATGTTCTTTGTAAATTGTCTGAGTTTCCTTTAAATGAAACTTTATCTACAATGTTGGTATTGAGAATTTTACCGACGAAAGAAGATTTTCAAAAATTAGCTTTATATTATCTTGGAAATAATGAATTGGCTGATGAATTAGAAAGTAATAAAATTGTATTTCAAATTAAAGAGACTAATACTATTCCAAATGATATTAAATTTGATAATTTTAATACAAAAGTAGCTGAATTATTATTGCCTAATGTACCAAAATTAAGTTTAACTAAAGAATTGGTTATATCTAGAGAGCTGGAAAAAATAGCACAAGTTTGGCAAGAGCCGCAACCACCGGTAGAACGAAGTTTCATTAGTAGGGCTCTTTTCGGCAGTTCACCAAATCCACCGCTTTCTCCGGTTAAAAATCCAATTTTACCGTTAGGAATTCTAGGAACATTATATTATGGGTATACAAAAGTTTTTAATAAAAAAAGTACATCAGAGTTTAGAAAATTTATGCTAAATAATCCTTGGTTACTTCCGGTTTTAGTTGGGAGTGTTTCTTTAGGAACAGTGCTGGCACAGGATAATACATTTAACAAGACAGCTAGTATAGGTGTTGATAAGTTTATGCGTAATTCTTTGATTAGTTTTCCACTTGCATACTATATGTCAGGTAAATATGAAAACGATGCACAAAAAGGAAAACTTATTAGTAAAACACAAAATATAGTGCGTAAGCACCCAGCTTTAACTGCTATACTGGGGTCACTTGTAGCTGTAAAAGGTGAAAAAATGTTAAATAAAGTAGCAAATTTTATTAGCCAGCTACCAGAAAAAAAAGTTGATGAACTTTATATAGATATAATAAATTAAAATTTAATTGGAGGATAAATAATGGCTGTAGGATTAAATATTGATCAAATTCTAAAAGATCTTGAAAGACAGAAAACGGCGGAAGAAGTCTTTGAAGAAACATTCACACAGTTGCCTACAAATCAGTCAGTTGAACCAGAGGTTGTTGAACCAGAGGTTGTTGAACCAGAGGTTGTTGAACCGAAAGATACTGTATTAGAAAATGTGGAAAAAACTGATGCAGAAAAAACAGCTGAACTAGAAAAAATGGCGATTGAATGTGATGCCAAAGGTAGAATAATGGCAAGAGGTTTAATTGATGAAATACAAAAAATTGCTAGTGATCTTTTTTCCCAAGAAGTAGAACATACTGAAGACAATGAAAAAGTAGCAGAATTAGCACAAGCTACTATATTAGCAAATTTATACAAACAAATTTATAACTAATTGGAGGTAATATATAAAAATGGGATTATTAAGTGTATATGAAAATATGGTTGCTTCACAAAATAAAGAAGCTGAAAAGGTTGCAGCACAGCAGCCAACAAACCAAGAGCCCGATATTGTAGATGAAAGATTGGAAGTTCTTGAAAAATATGCTGAATTAGCTGATAATCTTCTTGAAAAAGAATACGGCAAAGACTACGAAGAAAATGATGTAGTTAAGTTAGCTCAACTTTTAATTAATCATGATGTAGAAGTTCAGGAGCAGATGGAAAAAGTTGCTGAATTACATGAGGCTGGCATTATTATGGCTAAAGCTTTTAAAGCTGAATTAGCAACTAAATAATAAATTTTAATTAAAAAAATAAATAAATGAATAATGATTTAACTAAGTTAGCATATACTGCTATTAAACAATTACAACAAGAAAATAAAAATTTGACTGAACAGTTAAATAAAAATAATGAAGCAGTTAAATTAGCTTTTGAATTGTATTTTAATGGACAATTAGCTACAGAGCAGTTAGAAAATAAAATACATGAGTTTTCTACTAAAACTGATACGGAAATAGAAGTAATTAAAAAAGCGTCAGAACTTACAAAGGTTGCAAGTAATATGAGCTCTTTTAAACTTAGTAATAAATCTAGTTATGAAAAGTTAACCGCAAGAGATAGATTTGAAAGTTTCTTGATGGAAGATTTATAAATTATAATGGAGGATAAGCAAAATGCTTCAAATTCTTAGTTCACTAAATTTAGTCTCTAGATTTGATTTAACAGCTGATTCTTGGACACTGCTTTCAGGAAAAACAGGTTCGTTCGTTGAAATGAACGGCGACGGTGTTAAACAACCGACTGCAGGTAACATGGCATTCCCTGTTTGGTCAGAATCAAATAGAGATGGAACCGCTGGATTTTCACCGGATATCGCAGCAACTGGAAAAGTTACTGTTATTTATGGTAAATTAAAAGGTTTAACAGACCAGTATGTAGGAACTCCTGCTGTTGGTGCACCACTTTATGTTGATGCGAATGGTAAATTAACAGTAACTTCCGCAGGGGCGGCAGTAGTTGTAGCTTATTGTACAAAGGCACAGCATAGTGTCAAACATTTAAGCAAATCATTCAACGTTATTGAATTTGTATTAGTATAATTAGGAGGGTAGAATATAATGGAAAATGTTAGTGTAAGAACTATTAATGAACTTTTTGTTCAAAAAATTAACTCTCCTGAAGGATTGTTAAAAGTTGCTCAAGAGGGCGGTGTTTTTATTCGCCAGAAATTGCGTGAGGTATCTTTTGCAAGAAAAATTATTCCCCCACAGTATGTAACAAGGGCAGATTTGCAGAGGAGTGTTAATTATGACGGTCTAGTAAAAATCGTTGAGATTGAACCAGATTCTAAAGCTATGACAGTAAACTTTCGTGGTAACCCAACTACAAATTATATAGTTGGTGAAAGATTCGAAATACCATTCTTTATGATATCAAGCGAAGATTTCCAAAAAACAGAAGAAGAGCTTTTAGCATATGATATGCCTTTAACTGAAGTTATTGAACGAAATGCTGTTTTAGATATTCAAAAAATAGAAGATGGTGCATTTTTAGGACAAATTGAATCAGCAATTGCAGTAGAAGAAGCTGTCACACCGAATAGTAAATCTATTACAGGTTCATTTAGTTCGGATGGTACAATTGCTAGAAACGACTTAAAAGGGTTATTTGATCTTCTTGATGGCGATGAATTAAAATGCGAAACAATATTGATGAGTAGTAAAATGTTTAATAGACTTATGTTATACCCTGCAACAACTGTAGGTGATGCTATAGGTTCTGAACAGATTATTAATGGTTATACATATTCAACTGTGTTTGGTCGTAAGTTAGTAGTATCTAATAAAACAAGTTTACTTGGAGATAATATTTATGCATTTACAAGCCCGGAATTCTTTGGGCAGTTTTTAATTCAGAATGATACTAAATTTTGGATTGATAAAAAGAAAAATATCTTTACTTTGGCAGCTTATGAGTCTGTTGGTATGGGTATTGGTAATACTAGATCTGTTGCTAAATTATCCTTATCTTAGTATATTAGTGTATTAAAAATGTGCATAAAAGGCCAGCATATGTCTGGCCTTTTTTGTTTCTTGACTATTACAATATTTATTAGTTATATTAATATA